TTTTTTGTCATTGGGCAATGTGGGAAGGTGAAGACGTAACCGAGGATCACGGTACAATTGACGTAGATTTGAGCTTTATTCTTGCCCCTGCTGATGTGAATCTAATTCGCACTATCTTCGAGGTAATTAATAAAGGATTAACAGAAGAAGCTGCTACTGAGATTTTGCATAGGGTTAACTTCTTACCAAAAGATCAGAAGATTGTGGCGATCGCTCAGCCTGTTGAGGTGGTTGCTGCTAATCAAAGCCAATCGGTAGAGACTGATGACGACGACGAGGAAGAAGAGGACAATAGCGAGGATGATGAAGAAGAAGATGAAACGGAGCCTGAATCATGAGTACATGGACAAACAACGATCGCGATCGCATCGTGAAATACCTCAATCTCACACGCGACTATTACACTCTAATTGAAAGCACTCTCACAACCTACGAAGACACCTATGGAGCGAGTGCTATAACTGAGGTACAATCTAAGCTTGATGGACTTGACACATACAAGACTACTATCGATACTCAAATGACCGACGGCAGTCTTGGGGTAACCAGTCAATCTGTCCCATCGTTCTACAGTATTACAAAACAAAGTGGCTCCGATCTTAGAGCTACAATGGCTTTATACAATGGCGATCGGCAATGGCTTATCGACAATTTGCAACTACAGAATTATGCGAGTTTATCAGGAAAACATACTAGAGCTTAAATATGCCTAAAGAATATTTTTTACAGAATGAAGAAAACGGCGCTGACTCTACCGATGGTGTTAGCAGCGGCGCAGCGGATGAGGTAAAACAGCCAGAATCAGAAGAAAACGAAACAGTCAAAGTCACACTCAAAAAACTGAGATTGCAAGCTGATGCAGCAGAGAAAAGAGCTAAGCAGCTTGAGGCTCAACTTAAGGAAAGGGAGCGTTTAGACGAAGAAGAACGAGCCAAGCGGACGGGTGATTTTGAGTCATTAAAGGAGCGTCTGTTAACGGAAACAGCAGCCAAAGAAGCAGCAGCCAAGAAACGTGAAGAGGAGGCGCTGCAAAGGCTAGAAGAAAAAGACGCTAAGTTTAAAGAGCAATTCATCAAAAAAGAAATTAAAGCCGCTTTTGCTCAGGTTTTTAAATCTGAATTTCTTGATGACTTCACCAATAACCCTGCATACGCTAAGCAGTTGGAAGCAGTGGAAAACGAAGACGGCGATCTTGAGGTGATTGTTGTAGAGTCAGTCAAAGATCGCACTCAGCGATTTAAGGTTGTGGATAAGAAGACTGTACCCTTCACAATTGAAGATTGGGCTAACGAGATTGCAGCTAAGAAGCCATCAGCAGCAAAGCCACTTAATCGCGCTAGTGGTGATAATATCCCTAATGGCAGTGGCAAGCGTCAAACCAGTGACTTTAACCGCACAGCCGATCCGATGGATCTGGTGAAGAGAGGGTTAGGACTTAGCTAATTAGCTGAACTAAAATCATGGAAATCTACCAAATTAGTGGATGCTCGGACGCTTTAAAGACTTGGGTGCAAAATCTTTTTACTGAAAATGGCATTGATTATCACTTAAATAAAATGTCTGACGGATGGTGTTTCGACATTGAGCAAACAAAAAAGTGTATCTGGAAAACAACCTTTCTTGAACGACTTGCTGTTTCTAATTTAGATGATTCAGACAAACAATTCTTGTTAGGTGTTAATTAGCTGACTTAACCAACAAAAAAGCGCTGTAGTGATATGGCGCTTTTTTGGTAATAAATTTAAGGATTTAATTATGCAAAAAAAAGTTGAAGAAATGAATGCATCAGAGTTAATAGGTTTTGCCTTACTGAATCCTGATAAAACTAAATCAAGTCTGTCACGGATTGAGAGCGAAAATAGATATAAGTTTTATCGCGATCAAAACTACAATAGCGAACGCGATAGAAGAGCGCAGGAGTGGATAGCGGTACTAAAATCAGCGGTACTAAAATCATGAGTATTCAAATTGAAGCGGAAAGGCTTGCTGAAAAACATAAAAAAGCATTAATCCTAGAACTTGACGAATTACTAGGAAAATATCGTAAATACCCTGACGGATTTATTTTTTACTTTAGAGGCAAAGATGATGAACCAGAAGAATGCAAGATTCTTAATGCGTATGTAGATTTTCAGCCAAACAAAAATATTCTTTTTGATTATTCAGGGTTTGCAATTTGGTATAGGTGTCACAGCCCTTATTGGTGTACCGAGGAAGGGACTCATTACCCTATGTCTGAGGATCTTGTGGATAGAGCTATCGAAAAATACGGGTTACATGGCCCTGCTACTGCCAAAGCTTGATAGACGATTAACAGGAGGCATTGACGCGATCGCATACCGTAAACAGTCGATGCCATGCGTCACCTGGTTATCGGCTTCTTCTTCTGTGATATTGCCATACTTATCTTTTTTGCGGTGATACGATTGGCACTCCTCAAAGAACTGAGGCAATGTATCCACAATCTTGATCCGTTCGTGGTAGAAGTCGCTACTCATTAAGTCAATGCCCTTAATAAAGTCGTTTACCGCGCCCCTAACTTCTGAGCAGTAATTCTTAAATGGTTCTTTGAATACTTGCCCCTCTTTTGGTTTCCACACTCGTAATGATTTGATTGCGTCAGGTCGAGATGGGTCACCAAAAGCGCGATTAACCTGCCATTTCATCGCTAATTTATGGCACTCGTATAAAAAGTCATCTTCTAATATTGCCTGACCCTGCATTGTTCTAGGTACGCGCCACTCGTCAACGACAAACCAGTGATAAAAGCCATCTTTGATAAAGGCGCAAACTACCAAGGCTCTAGGATTTACCGCGCCCCAGTCTACCGACAATATGCGATAAATGAAATCTTTAGGTAAGTCGCGATCGCTGATGACATGGCGATCGCTTAACGTTTCAAAAAACTGCCCTTCAAAAGTTTCAAATGATGCTTCCATCTCTTGACGGAATAAGCGGGGGGATAAGCTTTGTCTAAGTAGCTCAATGTCTTCTGGTTTAAGGATCGGATTATCGGCACTCTTATATTTAAACGCTTGCCATACCCTAGGATCGGCAACAAGTGCGTTTTGATAAGCCTCATAGGTATGATTAACCTTGCCCTTGGGAGTATAAGTTAATAGCGCTGTACTGCCTTGCGTATCAGATAGCGCAGGTTGAATAATCTCTGGAAAAATACTTGCTTTCCAGTCTTGCCACTCATCACCGCCAAAATGCCATAGACGCAAACCACGAGCGCGATCGCCGTCACCATCGTTAAGTCCCATGATCATTAGATCGGGCATATAGAACTTATACGGATCGGGATTCTTGAAGGTAATTGTAAATTCTGATTTACTGACATTCTCGACTGCTTTATGGTTGCGTAAGGTGTTTAGCAACTGCTTCCATAGCAGCCTACGAGCCATAACCAAGGTAGGAGCAGCTAACACTACTACAGGCGGCGCTACTGGGTTATATGGCGCACCAACCGCAACGCGCTCAAGGGCTTTGTATATCTGCAAGATGGTTTTACCAAAGCGCCGCCCTGATACTGCGATCGTGTATTTGGCTTGGCTATTCGCTATCGTTTGCTGGAGGGGGTGTAGTTGAAGCTTCTTCTGCTGTTGCGAGTATGTCCGAGAAAGCGCCGATCGGTTCTGTCGGTTCAAACTGTTCGTTAACGTCGCCAGTCCCATTTTTAAGCAATTCCCTAAGCAGATTTTTAAATTGTTCTATTCCCCTAGATGCAACTACAGCAAATTCGGGCGGTAGCACTTCATTAGTAGCTAAAAAGTTAATAGCGTCAATGATATCCATTTTAGGCTTTTCGCCGCCCGTTGCAAATATGCCAAGCTTATCAGAGTACTCGTAAAAAGCGATCGCATCCTTCACGCTCCATTTATCCGTAGGCATAAATATTTGAGTACCATCTTCACTTGTCTCTGGTCTGAGTAATGGCACTCTAGCGATGGTGTCAGCTTTTTTGATGAGCTTATCGCGCCGATTCCATGCATCTCTTTCCATCTGCAAACGACGATTTAATCGCTCTTTTTGCAGCATGATTGACTCTTTTTCTAGCTCGTTATCGTCAAAAGCGCTGCAACGCTTAACCCATGAGTATTTAGATGACCATCGCTCTACAATTATGCGAGAGCCATGACCTAATTTAAGCCTAACTTTTTCAGCACTCCTATCGCGCCCCATATCCCTATAGATACAAAAAGCCGCCCAACTTTTGTCTGTTTCGTTGGGCTGGCGATCGTACGGTTTGGATTTTGGATTTGTGGGCATTAAATCTTATTCAAATTAGCTTTTTTCATTCTACCCATTTAACGGATGTTTGTCATAAATCTCAATAAAAAATAATTTCGATAAGGGGTTGACAAATGACGATAAGGGGTTTAATATATAGAAAGTTAAGAAAACAAACAGACAAAACAAAGCAATGAACGACTTAATCACAGCACTACAAAACGCAAACGAAAATCTGAACTTCTGGAAAAACGAATACAAAGAAGCTTTTGTTACTGAAATTGACTGCTACGACGATGAATGCCGCGCACATGTAGTAGAAAACCTTGAGTTAGCTAAAGCTCAAAGAAAAGCAGCACAAGCAATGGTTAGAGGTTACTAATGACTAAACCAAAAGCAGACACCGATCGTGAATATAGGGATCGGTGTAAGTTAGATGTATCA